TTAGCCGTTTTCTTTTTCATCATTCCGTAAATTTTCCGTAAAAATGTTTAAACCTTGTGCGATCTCGCTGTCTGTATCTTCAAAAAGGTGTGTGTAAATATTCAATGTGGTAGATAACTGTGAATGTCCTAATCTGCGGCTTATACTCATTTTGTCTGTCTCTAGGTAAGCAAGGAGAGACGTGTGTGTATGTCGTAGCCCATGCATAGAGATATAAGGCAAGTTGTGTTTAGAGAGAAACGCAGTTAACCACTTAGCAGGTGCCCGTGGATACATAGGTGCCCCCATATCATTTTTAAATATCGCAGGCGAATCCTCCCACTTGTTCATAAGTTTTGACTTTTCTTCTGCCTGTTGATTCTTCAACTGTACTAAAATATCCACAACGTCTGATGGCAAACTTATTGTTCTTTGTGATTTATTTGTTTTGGGTGTGTCTTCATATATACCACCACCTTGTCGTGCCATGCGTGTACGCACAACATTTAAAGTTTTATTTTTAGCATCGAAGTCATCCCAATCAAGCCCCATGATTTCACCCATACGCAAACCACCAAACAAAGCGACATACATAATTGCTTTGTATTTTAGTTCGTCCGGTTTTGTCTTTTCTAAAGCAGTTAAAAATAGTTCGACTTCATCTTTTTTGTAATAGCGTGCTTCGGGCTTCTGTTTTCTAGGCAACATAATGTCGTGACATGGGCTATTCTCAATCATATCCATTTGTACTGCAAATTTAAAAATACCACAGAGAACAGAATAATAGTTTCTAATTGTTTTTGGTGACCGTTCATATTCGTTATTATTCCCAGCTAATTTGTTAATCCAGTTTTGAACATCAAGGCGAGTGACTTTTGTTATTTTTTTTCGACCAAGTAACGGCTTGATGTGAGTTTGTACGGTTGAGCTTGTTGATTTCCAGTTAGAGCGCTTCAAGTACACATGGACATATTCATTTATATATAAGTCACAGAGCTGTGCAACAGTCATTGTACTGCCTTTATTGACCTTTCGCCTCTCGCAATCAGCGTAAAACTTTGCAAGCTCTTTTTCTGCTTGCTTTTCTGTTCCGTGGAAAGTTTTATTGAATCTCTGTGGCTTTCCGCTAAAATCTGTTCCAATGGTAACCTCAAAATACCATGCGTCACCTTTCCCTTTTCTTTTCGTTCCCGGCATTGTATCACTCCTTTTTGGGTATAAAAATACACCTATACAGGTGTAAAGGTCTGTGATATAATCATGTTGGCAGTAAGCTATATCGTGTCCTATACACCTTATAGTAAAGTCGTCCTCTGCTGCTGTGCGGCGAGGGCGCATTTTTTTATTTATTATACTTTCTATACATTAGATAACAAGCCAATATACCGATTGCCCCGGTCACACCGATAGCAATAAATACATTAGTTGTCGCCTCGTCACTATCTATTGAGTTTTCTTTCAGCAGTTTATAATCTGAACGCAACTCCTCGTACACATCTACAGGAACGACGTCATACAACTCAGGGTTTACATGTACCACTTCATATGTATAGTCCATAAGCTCTGATGTTGTGAAGGTTTGTTCTCCATCGGAATACGAATCATATGTGTTAGCGTATGTCGCTGATGAACTGGAACCGCCTTCATATGGACAAACACCACCTTCATGCAGATGTGGGCCATATCCATGATGATAATGATAACTGCCAAGACCACTTACGTTGTTATAATCATGGTGTCCTCCATTTGCATCTGTTCCACCACTATGTGCAAGGGCAAAACTAGGCATCAGGAAGATTAATGCAACAACAATGGGTACAATTCTTTTCACGGTACACCTCCTTACCGCAACCTTAGTTCAATAATTTCTCGTGGCAATCCGTACATCATAGACAACTCATCAACCGTATATTCCCAATACTCCATTAAATCAAAGTCAGTTATGAGCAGTTCGGCTGCAAATTTATTAGCTTCTATTTCCATCCTATCTACCGAAAGGAAAGTGCTTTGTAGGAAAGGCGCACTTGATGTTTTGTGCATCACAGCATGTCCAAGTTCATGCGAGACAACAAACCGTTCAATGTGTTGAGGGAGGTTGTTTCCAACACATATAAGTTTTATTCTATTTGCATATAAATAGAAGCCTCGCACCTTTTCCATATTCTCACCATACTGCAAGATAATCCCCATATTAGAAATTAACTCATATGGGTTGCGAGTATTATATTTTTTACACATCTTTTCTACGGTTTGTTTAATCATAGTACACCTCTGATGGCAACAGTATAGAATAAACAGATGTACCAAAAAACGGACACAGTTACTTTCTATATTTGTTCGGAGTGTATTTTGCTTTTGCCGCCAGTTTGGTGGTTCTGAGTGCATTTTTCAGATTCATGGCAAAAATTTCTCTTGTTTCATCGTCCATTATTTCACCATCAAGCATTAAACCAGTATCGGATGTAACAGCGTTTAAGAGGCTTTCCACCTTTTTATCAAGGTCTTTTTCGTCCTTTTCTGTAAGCGCCGGCTCCCAAGCTGTTTCCTCTCCCTTTGTAAGATAATCCAAAGAGACTCCAAAGTAATCGGCTATCTTCTGTAGCTTATCAGCTTTTGGAATGGAGTTATTAGCAAACCATGTTGCATATGTACTCTGAGCAATGCCCACACCCTTGCATAATCTGTTCCCAGAGATTTGTTTCTTTTCTCGCAAGCGTTCTATGCGTTCTAATACTTCATTCATATATGGTCTCCACGTTATCGAAAACACGATAAAAAGTGCTTGACATTATCAGAAACCCGATATATAATAAAGGTGTAATCGGGAAGCCGATAACAAGCTATCTAATAATTGATAAGTTTTATAGGCAATTTAATATTATCATATTTGCGATAAAATGTCAATCGGATTTCCGTTATATAACATGGAGGGTCAAATGCAAAAGAAAACGGCATACCTCGCATATATGCCGTTTATCTTCCAAATTGTTTACCTCTCGTACCTTGCACAACTTACAAACATTTTACCGTGAATCAGTTTCTGCGCTTCCAAGCGGACGGTAGGATTTTTACGCTATTCCCAGCGGTGAGTTATTCAGATGTTGACATTGCGAGCTGTCAATCTAAGGGTACGCATCTACTTTAGCAGTTTGGTTTGCTTAGGTCTTTCAACCATGGTGCAGTCAGGCGGTACATACCGCAAAAAGCTGTCCACAATGGGAACCAGCCCCCTTTCTCGGGCATGTTTGCACATTACTCTATGTGCTGCCTCGACTGTATTATATCACAAATGCGAAAGGAGGGGAGAAAGTGTACGAAAAAATTCAGACATTACTAGATAAGCAAGGTGTAACAGCCTATAGGCTTTCTAAGGAGACCAAAATACCATACACTTGCCTAGTTGACTGGAAGCAGGGTAGGAGCAAGCCGAAAGCGGACAAGCTTCTGAAACTGGCAAATTACTTCAATGTACCTATCGAATTTTTCTTAGAAGAAGAAGGAGACGAAAGATGTTAATGACACTAAAAGAGACATGTGGATATCTAAGCGTCTGCAGAACAACGCTGTGGAAGTGGGAAACAGAACGTGGACTACCAGTACACAGAATCGGTGGAAAAGCATACTGCTATAAAGATGAAATAGATGCATGGGTAAAAAAAGGTGGTGAAAGCTGTGATTATTAACCTCTGTGTATATGTGATGCTTATAGCCACAGTGCTGTTGGCATTGGAAGCAGCGAAAGATGAATAAAAAAGAGACCCTGCGAGTGTTTGTGTATGCATGGTCTCAAGTAAAAAGTTTAATTTATTATAGCACAAAAGCTTAAGAAAGGAAAGATTAATGATAAAGATTTGTAAAAGAACAAAATGTGAGGACTTTATGAAATCTCTCGTTGTGTCTGCAATCGCTGGTGATATGAAGGCGGCGGCTGATGCTTTAACCGAACTGGCGGAGAGTATAAAGGAAAAAAAATGAGTATTACAAAAGAAACACGATTTGAAAGCTATTTGCAACGACCAGTCAAGCGGTGTGATGAAATCCTTGCTGTAATGGGCGATAGACCTATGACAGCAAGAGAAATAGCTTATGCACTTGGCTATAGTGATTTAAACACAGTTAAACCAAGACTAACGGAGCTAAAGAATGAAGGCAAGGTTATAGTTATCGGCAAAACAAGAGACTGTTTGACAAAGCGTAGGGTAGCGGTATGGAGGGCAATAAATGTTTAAATGTAAAGATTGCGGAAACGTATTTGATGAACCAGCAACAAAAGAAATGGAAAAAGACACAGGATATCAAGAGTGTGCCTGTCCGTACTGTGGAAGTGATTATTATGTGAGCGCAAAGCTCTGCCCAATATGTAAACAAGAATACACAGACCAAGATTTTTGTGAAAGCTGCTGTGAAAAAGTGCGGCTTGTGCTAAATGATTTAAAGGAACGGCTGGGAGCAGATCAGAACGATTTTGAAGATATCATCGCCAATCATTTTGGCTGGTAAGGAGAAAAACATGAATTACAATTTCGGAGAAAAAACAAAAGAATACTCTGCAAAACAAAGGGCTGAAATTCCTGTATGGCAGAGCCCTAAATACGAGCAGAGCAAAAAAAAGGCAATAGAAATAATAGAAAAATACGAGAATATCAACACGGGTGATTTCTGGATACTGATGAATGAGACAAAGACAGGGAAAATGGCTTATACGGGTCTGATTATCTCTCACAATGCTTGTCTAAAAATAAATGATGCGATGCCAGAAGACCAAAGGTTTAAGCCAAGCTGTATGCATCTTGACAAGGACGGATATAAAGACTCTTTGGTATATTCGTACTGCAATGACGAGCAGGGGATATATGAGGTTGGAGAGGTATCACAGACAAACTGCAAGAATGATTATCCGTATGCAATGGCACTTAAAAGGTGCTTTGACAGGGTAGTGTTGAAACTGTGCAAATTGGCATATGACGGAGTTTACAGCGACAGCGAAGCGGACGAGTTCAGAGGCAAGGACGATCCTGAATCCAAGAACGAGCCTGAATCACAGAAACAATTATCCAAAGATGAACTAATAGATAAGATTGTCGCCTTGTGTGACATAAAAAGGCTGCGTGTAGCTGATGTATGTAGACAGTCTAAGGTAAACGAGCTTGCAGAACTAGACGAAGAACATCTTGAAAAAGTATTGATATGGGTTGATGGAAAATAGGAGGTTACATATGAATGCAATAGCAAAATTTGAAAAGAAAAACATGGCTGTTTTTGAAGCTCTTGCAGATATAACAAAAGAGAAGAAGGCACTAGAAGAAAAAGAAAGAGCTCTGAAAGAAGACCTTTTAAGGGCGATGGAAAAATATAATGTCGTGTCATTTGATAACGACATTATAAAAATATCGTATGTCGGAGAATCAGAGAGTGTATCCATTGATACAAAAGCTTTAAGAGCTGCTGAGCCTGAAACATATCCTGCCATTGAAATGAAGTATTCAAAGCGCACGGTGCGAAAGCCGTATATAAGGTTTAGTGTGAAATGATAACTAGTAATGATAGGTCTGGATGGTTTGGTGCATCAGATACGGACAAGGTATTGGCCACTAACTACAGCACAAAAACATTTAAGCAATGGTGGGCTGTTAAGCTTGGCGAACAGGAGAGCGACTTTAAGGGCAACAAGTATACCAACGCAGGAAACGAATATGAACATCCTATCCTGCTTAGGATAAGCGAAAACATAAACCTTGATAGGCAGATACATGTAGAAAAGTATTTGTTGAGAGTTAACTATGACGGCGACTTTGATGGAGTGATTTATGAGGTTAAGACACATAAGGCAATAAACCCTTATGAAATAAGCACAACACATTGGAGACAGGCACAAGTTGAAATGTATGCGTATAAAACCATGCAGAAAGAATTAGACCTGCCGCCGTTCAGAAAGTTATATATCGTCTCATATGCAATCAATGTTGATGAATACAACAGAAATGAGGTTGAGGTTGACTTCGGCAGGATAAAGTTTCATGAGGTTAAGTATGATAAGCGCTTCATAAAAGATGAATATCTTCCAAGGCTGAAAGAAAAAGCTAGAGCTTTACGAAAGGGGCGGTTTCTGAAATGAGCAGATCAATCTTGCAGAACGAAAAAAAATGCTTTGTGACCGGCAGAACACAAGGACTGCATAAGCATCATATTTATGGAGGATATAACCGCAAGCATAGCGAAAGGCATGGGTTTTTTGTATGGCTTTTGCCAGAGTATCACAACATGAGTAATGAGGGCGTACATTTTAATCCAGCGTTTGATACATACCTTAAGAAGCTGTGTCAGGCAGAATATGAAAAAACTCATAGCCGTGATGAATTTTTAGAGATTATAGGGAGGAATTATCTATGATTATTGACAAGATAGATAGCCGCCCTTGTTGGGACGGAAGTGCAGAAATAATCCTAAAAACAAGCGATATAAGCTCTGTAAAGGCGTTTATGGATAAATACGTTGATGGGCGTAAATACGTCGCTGAAATCAAAGAAAAACGAGCGAAACGAAGCCTTGATGCCAATGCTTATTGTTGGGTGTTGATTGGCAAACTCGCCGAGGACAGGAGATTGAAGAAAACGGACGTGTATCGTGAGTATATCAAAGAAATGTCGGCGTTTGAGATAGTACCAATAAAAGAAGAAGCCGTTGACAGGTGGGTTGCTATTTGGGAAGAGAAAGGGCTTGGCTGGCTATGCGAGGACATGGGAAGCTGCAGAAACACAAAAGGATATAAGAACATAAAGTGTTACTATGGCAGTTCTACATTTAACAGCAAAGAAATGGCACATTTCATCGACGTGATAATTGCCGATTGCAAGGCTCTTGGAATAGAAACAGCGACACCACAAGAAGTTGAAAAACTTAAAAGTATGTGGGGTGGTTGATGTGTCTGAGACGTACATAAAACTTTTTAGAAAGGCAATCGACAATAACCTTTTTAGCGAAAAACCCTTTGACAGATGGCATGCATTTGAATGGCTATTACTTCGTGCCTGTCGCTTTGACAAGACAGAGGTTATAAAGGGACAAGTAGTAAGCTTGAAGCAGGGACAACTGATAGTAGGACAGAGAAGCCTTGCGGAAACATTTGGGTGGAGCAGAGGAAAACTTGACCGATTTTGCAAGTTGCTTGAGGATTTAAAAATGGCGTCGTTCGATAGAGCCGCA